ACCATTCTTTCCATCGCTTCATTTAATGTGGCACTGCTTGGCGTAAACTGGGCCAGTCTCACTTCCCACAACTGATTAACTTGCACCATTCCTACCATGGCGCGAGGTAGCCGATTAGGGAATTCTTGCATGGTCACTTCTAGCCCTTTCGCTTTCCATTCCTTTGGTACGCTTTGCCTGCCCACTACATACACAGCAGGAAGCGTTGAATTATTTGGCAGTGTATAAGTGCCAATAAGATTAGGCGATGCAGAAAGCAGCTCAGTAACAGTTTCTCGCAGTTGTGAAATGTTCATTAAAAAGCCTGTCCCCGTAGGGACAGGCTAGCGAAGATTCAATGGAAGAATCAGGAATTAGGAGCTGTCGGGATGATGCTGCCAGTTTCAGAGGCATTCTGATGAATGCCAATGCGACCACGACTGGTAAGATCAAACGTCACTTCCACGAGATTATCAGCGGGATAGCTCTCGTTGTAGTTCATCACGCAAGCAACAAATGCCACGCGATCATAGTAGTAAGTGTTGCCAGAAGCGCCAAGCTGTTTATTAATCTCCACGTACACTTCGTGGTTCTTGTCGTAACGGCTAGCACTCACTGCCTGGAAAGCTTCATCAAAGCTGTTCGGCAGGAACACAGTGCCATCAACATCCTTCTGGAAGTAGGAAGTAATGGAAGCAGTGGCTTGACTGGTAGTGATCACGCTATCAGCAAAACCACCGCCGCCCAGCAGGTAAAATTCTTGGTTGCCATCGTTAAAGGCAACAGAGGCAGTAGTAGCTGCCTGCAGAGTATAGAGAGTAGGAGCGCCGCTAACGGTGAAAGTGGCACCACTTTGAGTGATGATGGGACGAGAAGTGCCGCCAATGGAGCCCACGCGGACAATCACGTCCTGGCTCTTCACTAGCTCAGTGGGATGGTAGAGCATGAGAAATTCCTCAATGAAAGAAGAGAGTTAAGCGTTGTCCACGCTTCCTTTGCCAATTAGTCTAAAAATTCCCCTAATTGGCGTGCCTAAGAATTGCCAATAGTGAATAGCAATTTGTTCATTCGGCAATAGTTCAAACCTTCCTTCTCTTCCATTGATAATTGCCTGAGCACTATCACCAACAGTCACGCCAGACAACGTGAGGGGACTGGTCATCCTGCCTTCCATGTAGACAGCAGTCAGATCAGCCCCCAATAGTTGGTCGTAACGGGGATTTTGCTTTTGCTTAAGCGTGGCGTAAAACGTCACACCAGAAGAAACCGGAACATAATTACCAGTTTCGCTATCAAGAGCATAGCCCGAAGCCACATGAAACACCAAGGTGGCATTAGCAAGTGGCTCCAGGAAATTACTCACACGACAAACCCAACGGAAGAAAGAGGAAGATTATTGGTCATTCGTTTAAACTCCTGACCGTATTGAGTGGCATCAAGCCCCTCGCCATATACCTTGCCATCAGTGGCACCAATTTGAATGCCCATTTGAGCAAGTTGAATGGCAATAATATGAGCAGCAAGAAATTTGACTGCCCTATCAGTTTGATCCCCAAATACATCACTAGAAGCATCGTAAGAAGCTTCCGTAATGGCACCATTAACAATGCCAGAAGGATGTGGACTGAATTCAGGAAAGCGCTCAAGAAAGCTTGCGTAGGTAACTGCCATAATCAGGCTTTCCCAATACGAATGGCTTCAATGCGCTTTGCAATGGCATTCCTCACGCGAATGCGCCCTTCAATCTTCTTCCAATCTGCCAGACGATCTGGATCATGGATGAGTTCAATGGCGCGAATAGCTTGCGTAAGGGGAAGTTCGCTAAGGCTTTGAACATTTTCAGGCAGGTCTTCTACCATCACTTGTTCTTTCATTTCTTCAATGGCACCAATAGCAAGAAGCTTTTTAACAGTGCCGTTTTCCTTCGCTTCCTTCCATTTTTCATCAGGAATTTCCTGATTAAGACCAGGCGTCAGTTGAATGAGCCCGCTCTTGGTAATAATGCCAAACCCTGCATCACGAGGGGGATTTTCAAGTTCGGGACGATAAGCAATCAGCATTGTTCAAGAAAAACAATTGCTAATAGCTTAACGTCCATCTTCTTGATTAACTATCCTCAGCTAGACGCTTGAACGTAGATCATGCTCTTGGGATAGTACAGAGCAACACCACCCACACGGGCATGAGCAGGAACGATGAATTCCAGACCACGTTGCTGGGGCGGGAACAGCTCAAGGGGCTGAGGAATGTGCAGTTGCACCTTCTCAGGATCACGCTTGTACACCACCATGCGGTCTGTGTTCAGCGGGCTGTTGTCAGCTTCCAACTGGTTAATGGGCTCAACGTTGCGGATATAAGGGTTGGTACGCAGGAAGTACTCAAGCACGGTCACGTCCGAAGAGTCGGAATTGCGAGTGGTGCTAATCTTGTTGTAATCCGCGTAGGACAGCAAGATGGTATCGGGCTGTTCCTTCATCTTGGAGCCGTTGATAATGGCAGTCACGCCATAGTTCAGCAGTTCCAGCATTTCCTGAGCGGTGGTGCCGGCAGTGGTGAACCACTTATCAGCAGCAACAACGTCCACAGTTGAGTTGTTGAAGAAGCCAGCGAGACCCACAGAGCTTTCGCCGAAGAAAGCCAGGCTCTCCACTTTCTCTTCATAGGCACGACGCACAGCAGCAGCACGACGCTGCTCCAGGGCGATGTTCGCCATTTGAGCAGCACGCAGTTCTTGCACGGTGTAGCCAAAGCTGCCACCGAAAGAACGGATGTTGATGCTCTTCTCCACTTGGCTGATGTCAGCACGGGGCAGATCATCGGCAGCGTCCGCAATCAGACGGAACTCACCAGTGGAGTCCATGATGCGATAGGTGAAGGTCTGGGCGCCAGGACCAGCTTCAGCAGTGACGGGAAGAACAGTGGGATATTTAATATCCGCATACTGCACTTCAAAAACTTGGGGGCGAATGTACTCAAGCTGACGCTCAAGGAACAGGCCCGCATCATCCATACGGAATTCAGACATTTTTAAGAGCCTCCTATCAAGAATCAGCAGAGAGGGTGAAGCTCGGACCATTCAGCTCCAGAACAGCAAGGCCGCTGCCAGTAGTGGAGGTGAGGAAACGAGCGTTAGCGAGGCGAACAGTTTTGCCCGATGCAAAAGCATGAGAGAACTGACCGGCCTTGCCAGTGCCGCTAGCGGAATACAGCACACGCACGGGAGATGCGGGAGTAACAGCGCCAGTCACATAAACGGCAACTGCACCTTCATTGGCCACGTTCATGGCTTGCTGGTTCTTCACGCCAGGACGGTTATTTGCGTCCAGAGCGGTTTCATCAACATAGGTGAGGACGTTAACGCCCAGCACGGTATCAGAAGTGCCAGAAATGGTGGTAGCAGAATTGGCAACAGTGCCAGCAGTGTTGTACACAGCCAGATTGCCAAAAGGAATAACAGCGCCGGTCTCGTTGAGCCGGGTGGTGATAGTGTTGTCGCGGATGTCAGACAGTTGACCTTCCAGCAGTGCATTGTGCTGCAGGCTATAAGCCTGCTGCACGCCACCAGCGGAGGCGGTGCCCGAAGCAGAGAAAGTTACGGCCATAATTACTTAGCCTCCTTGGAGATGGAAAGGGGCTTCTTCCAAGCATTCTGCAGCATGTCCATATAGGACGAAGGTGCAGACACGGGAGAAGCAATGGAAGCTACGACTTTGCGCAGCTCATCAGTGGTGGCAGAATCTTTGCGACCCTCAGAGAGAGTATCAAACATTGCTTGCACGTAGTCATCGCTCTTCTCGGAAAGATCAAGCTCGTCACCACGTACTGCCTTAATGGAATCAACCATCACTTCACGGGCAGTTTTGCCAGCGAAAGCGTAAGCAGCATCGAGAACAGGCTTAGCCTTCTCGATGAGAGCAACGCGCTCTTCCACCATGGAATCAAGATTGATTTCCTTGGAAGCTACCAGTTCAGCGTTCAGCTCTTCAATTTGCTCAGCTAGGGCATCGGCGCGACCTTCGGCAGCGTCCATTTTGCCCTTCATTTCTTTTTCCATGGCATCCATTTCTTCCTTCATTTTGGAAGCTTCAGTCACCATGCCATCGTACTTTTTCTTCATGTCTTCGTAAGACATACGGCCATCTTCCCGTTCTTTGGTGATCGCAAGAGCAACGCTCTCACTCACCTCAAACTCGGCGCCGTCAAATACGACTTTTGCAGTCATAAGACGTTCCTCGGTGTTTTGAATTAAAGAGGGGTCAGCAGCATCTTGTCGATCAAGATGGAGCTTCACCTGTGGGCCAGCACGGCCCCGTCGAACAACGGCGATGTGATTTCCAACGATTTCCTTTTGGATGCCGTCGTAATGCTCACCGCTATCGGTAACGCCAGGTGTAGGGTCATAACTGACTCGATAACCAGCGCTAACTTCACGAGCATCGCCGCGCATAATACGATCAATGGCGTCTTGATCTGTGATTGTCATCACAGCCTTGACGAAACCATTGTCATACACCACTTCAGTGCTGCTAAATCCTACTTGGTAGTCTTTAGTATTGTTAGCATCTAAAAGAACGGGCGGATGTTCGGCGGTTACGGCCTTGCCAGCAAAAGAGGCTAGGCTCGCGGGAGAGGCCACTTCTTCTTCAGGTCT